AGATTTTCAATTATCTGTAAAAGATAGAACAGATAGTATTTTAGAATTAGATGCTATATCATATACTAACTTAGGTATTGATAGTACTAAATCAGAAAAAAATAAAGTTAAATCAGATAGTAAACATTTGTATAAGTTAATTAAAGGTTTTAATGAGCAGGATGGTAAACTATTATTAAATCATCTTGATTCGTAAGACAATGCCTAAAACAGCTAAAAAACCTACAAGAAGTAAACTGGTTAAGAAACTTGATACGGTATTTAGTCAATACATAAGAAGAAGCAATGCGGACAACAATGGATATTGTACTTGTGTTACTTGCAATAAGACGTTCCATTGGAAAGAAATTCAAGCGGGACACTTTATGAGTAGGAAACATTATTCTATACGTTGGGATGAACGTAATGTAAAACCCCAGTGCGTAGCTTGTAATGTATATAGAGCAGGAGAACAATATAAATATTCACTTTTTTTAGGTTCGGAAGTTGCAAATGTATTATATTTACAAAGTAAAGAAATAGTCAAGTTTACAAACTACGAATTAGAAGATATGATAAACGATTACAGCGACAAGCTGAAAAAACTTACTTGATTTTTTCTTGTATATTGTTCTTTGTTTGAAAGGGGTAGGATTAATTTCTTACCCTTTTTTTTGTTATGTTAATTTTTTTTTATAACTTTACACTATGGAACAATTAAAATATGCAGAAATCTATGGCAAGGTACAAGAACTGCAACACGAAAATCAACAATTAAAAAATCAATTAATTTTAACACAACAGAACAATGAGCAAAGAAACAAGTATTAACGAAAAGCTGTTTAACTTACAGCAAGAGATTGGAACGATTAGCAAAGATGCTAAAAACCCATTTTACAAATCAAAGTATTTTGATATTAATTCACTTATTAAACAATTACAACCTTTACTAAACAAACATAGATTACTTCTATTGCAACCAATTGAGGAAGATATGGTAGTAAGCAAGTTAATATGTGTAGATGGAACAGGTGGTGTTATAAGTGGTTTAAAACTACCTGAAATAACAGACCCACAAAAGTTAGGAAGTTGTATTACTTATTATAGAAGATATACATTAGGTTCTTTACTTGGTTTACAAGCAGAAGATGACGATGGTAATGCAGCAAGTGGTAAAACCGAAGAATTAAAATGGTTAAACACTAACACACCTGAATACAGTAAGGCAATAGAATACCTTAAAGGTGGTGGTTCAATAGATGCAATTAAGACTAAATACAAAGTATCTAAAAAAGTTGCTGATGAACTCGCAAAATTGTAAAATAAAAAAAGTATATTACACAACTAAATATAATAATAAATCAATTAAAATAACTATTTATGGAAATTACAGGAAACATCAAATTAATTCAGGACACGGAAACGGGAACGTCTAAAGCAGGAAAAGAATGGGCAAAGCGTCAGCTTGTAGTAACAACAACTGAACAGTACCCACAAGATATTGCTATTGACTTTATGGGAGACAAAACTTTACTTTTAAATAACTTTAAGGTAGGTAACCCTGTTTCAGTTTCTATTAATATTCGTGGCAATGAGTATAACGGAAAGTACTACAATAGTATTAACGGTTGGAAAATTGCTAATTATATTGGGAATGTAACCAATAGCGAACAACAACCTGCAAGAGAAGAAACGGCAGATTTACCATTTTAATTTAATTGGGGGTTTAACGACCCCCTTTTTTTATACCTTATATGAAACAACACAAAGAAGGAGACCCTTTTCCTGATGACTTTTGGAATTACAACGTAAATGCAATTACAGGTTATAAAATAGAAAAGCGAGAAGTAAACTCAAAAGAAGTAGAAAAAAAGTACAAACAAATTACACAAGCAATATGATAGCACAAGCAAAGAAACTACAAGATAAAATATTAGACATAAAGTACGGTAGGGTAAAGGAAGGTTTGAAAATAGGAATACCTGAGATTGACGAACATATAAGACAAAAAAAAGGGTTTAGTATTTTTATAGGACACGCAAATGTCGGAAAGACTACTGTTATTATTTACTTATTTGTTTTATGGGCAAAACTGCATAATCTTAAATTTTTAATTTGGTCAAGTGAAAATACTCCTGAATCTATTTTAAGAAAGATTATTGAGTTTAAAATGGGTAAACCTATACAACAAGCTACTGATTTAGAAATAGACAATGCAGTTAAATGGTCAAATAATCATTTTAAAATTATTGATGTGGATGACCTTTATACTTATAAGCAACTTTTAAAAGAAGCAGAACAAATAAAAGCAGCTTGGCATTACGATGGTTTATTAATAGACCCTTATAATTCTTTAGCAAAAGATGCTTCTATATTAAAAATGACAGGGAACTCTCACGACTACGATTATCAAGTAGCTAGTGAACTTAGATTGTTTGCTAAACATAACGATGTGAGTGTATATTTAAACGCACACGGTGTAACTTCTGCACTTAGACAAGTACATTATTCAGGACACGAATATGAAGGTCTTACAAAGCCTCTAGCGATGTCAGATATAGAAGGAGGTTCTAAATGGTCATCACGTGCTGACGATGTGTATTGTATTCACAGGTATGTTTCCCATCAAACCGATTGGATGTATTCACATATTCACGTTTTAAAAATAAAGGAGAACGAAACCGGCGGGAGACCGACAGCATTTGAGCAGCCTATAAGTTTAAAGATGAAAGTAAACAATGTAGGGTTTGAGTTTCTAGGAAAAGATTTAATGCATAATACAGAACCAGTACAGACATTTCAATTATGATAGTAATAGGATTTTTATTAATTGTGGCATTTATTTTTATTATTATAGGACATAATAAAGATGCTGACATTATAATAAGTCCAATTAAGGGAATGATGTTTGGATTTTTATATCACAAAGAACAATATACAGAAGGAGACGAGTACACCCTGCAAAGTTTGTTGGGGGTAATTAGTATAACTGTGATATGGATAAACCAACAGAGTGGCTCGGAATAGTTTTTAAAAGACATAACGAGTGGATTAAAATAGTAAATGCCTTTGGCGAATTTAATTATGCTGAAGATATTGTACAGGAATTATATCTTGTGCTATATAAATATGCAGATGAAGAAAAAATTATTAAAGATGGGGTTGTTAGTAGGGGATATATTTATTTCACTTTACGGTCAATTTTTTATCAATATTATAATAGTAAGAAGAAAATTAACAAAGTTTATCTTGACGATAAAGAATATACCCAACAAGTGGAATACATTGATTCGTTGGATGAACAAATAGCTTATAATGAAATATGTCAATTAATAGATAAACATATAGATAATTGGAGATGGTATGAACGAAAACTTTTTTTGTTATATCGTGATTCTGATTTAAGTATAAGGGGTATAGCTTCTGAAACAGGAATAAGTTGGGTAAGTATATACCACACTTTAAAAAATGCAAAGCAAGAATTAAAAGAAAAGTTTGGAGAAGATTATGACGATTACAAAAATAATGATTACGAATTAATTTAAAAATTATGGAAGAATTTAAAGGAGACAAAAGAAGTAAGGCTTACAAAGAATGGAAAAAGAACCACGCTAATAAAAGTGAAGGTGTTGGAGATACCGTTGCAAAGATTACAAAAGCAACAGGAATAGAAAAAGCTGTTAAGTTTTTAGCAGGAGAAGATTGTGGATGTGATGAAAGAAAGAAAACATTAAATCATATATTTCCATATCAAAAGCCTTTATGCTTTACAGAAGATGAATACAACTATTTATCAGAACGTATTGGAAAGATAAACCAAGTTACAGTACCTGAACAAAAAGAACTATTAGTTATTTACAACAGGGTATTTAAAGACAATAGAGAATTGACCAGTTGCAGTAGTTGTTTTTTAAATGGTGTTTGGAAGAAGTTAGAACGAGTATTTAAAGAATATTCTTAATGGATAAGTGGAAAGAAAAGGATTTGTTTGAATACCTTATTGGTTGTTGCTACGAAGATTTAGTAAAAGCTAAAAAGCAAATGAGCAGATGGGATTGTTACAGTCCTTCAACTTCCCACCGTATTGAATTAAAATGTAGGGCAGCACACTACGATACTCTTTTAATTGAAAAGAAAAAGTATGATGCTATGATTGATAAATGCAATGAAAACTTAGATATACCTATGTACATAAATTCTACACCAAAAGGAGTATTTAAATTTAATTTGTATCTTGTACAACCAATTTGGGAAATTCAATATCACAATAAAACAACTCAATTTGCAAACACAAATAAAATACCTAAAGAAATAGCAATGTTAGATATAAACGAAGCAGAAATACTATGAACAAGAAACTAAACAATATAAAGGAATTTGAGTATTACACTAACTTCAATTTAATTGGGGAGCACATTATTAAAAACAAAAAACTAAAACCTGAAAACCAAGCGTTAAACGATATGTATTATGCGTGGCAAGAAGTAGGGTTTTATGTACACAACTTAATTAGTAATGAAAGGGCGTATGAACAATCATTAAGCGAATATAGAAGTGATAAAACAAGGGCTGTTATACGTGCTAGGGAAGCTGAAAGTAAAATAGCTGAACTACAAAGAAAAATTGATAAACTACAAACAAAAATAAATGTTGGTCTTTAAGATTGTTTTAGGATATGGAATTTTAAGATTGTTTGAAGCAATGATAGTAAAAGCAATAAAAGACAAATCAAATAGTTATGAGTGATTCAATAAAGAAGTACGAAGAAATGATGGAAGATGGAAAGTGGTCTACAGATAGCACAGGATATTCTTATAACAACTTACCTAAAGACCCAATAGTATTAAGTGTAATAGATAAATATAAGGCACGTTCAAGGGATGGTATTATAAAATATGGTACAACTTTACACGATAGTCCTGATGGTTTCTATGCTTTTCTTACTCACTTACAGGAAGAACTTATGGATGCTACTTTATATATAGAAAAACTAAAACAGCAGAAATGAAAGAACAAACATTAGTAAAAATGCAGTATGACCTTAAATTAGTACAACAAGCATTAGTAGTTGCTTTAAATAAGATTGAAGTAATTGAAAAAAAATTAGAAAAAAATAAAGAAGAAAAGTAGTAGTTGTTAAAAAATTGTTTATATTTACAAAAACAAAACAATTATGTACGAAGAACTATTTTATCAATCTTACACTATCCAAGAACTAGAAAGGGTAGTAAATGACCCTACACAACTTAATGGATATCGCAGGAGATGCGAACAAGAATTAAACAAACGTAACGAACAACAACAAGAAATAACAAAACTATGATAACACTATTAAATGGAGAAGTATGGGGTAAGGAAGAAATCCTTGCACAAATGTACGATGACACTTTTTACTATGGTCATTTAGGTAAACACGCTTTAAGTAGTTCAAGTCTTAAAATGATACTCAAAAGTCCAAAGACTTATAGAAACGTAATAAAGTATGGAGACCCTAATGGAGATAGTCCTGCATTAGCAGCAGGTAAGTTAGCGCATTGGATGGTATTAGAACCACACAAAATAGATGAATTACACTTTGTAGATGCTTCCACAAAGAACACAAAGATATATAAAGAAGCTAAAGAACAATATGGG